AACGCTCGCTGATACTTTTGAGAGGATGTTTCATTTTTGTTGATTGAGTTTTGATCGTGCATTTTTCTCTTTTTTAATTCCCTTTTTTATGTATATCATAGCACATTCAAAATTCTTTGAGAAGTGTTCTATGATACCATCATGTACGATGGCAAATTTTCTACCGTCAGATGGCACTGCTGCCCACATTCCATCCTTTGTCACATATCCACTCGGTTGACCTATTTTTGGATCAAGTAATGATGGAAATGTGGTAGGATAGAATGTTTGATAATTAGAATTTGGCATTAACGCTTACTACTCTCGCATTTGGATTTCTAGCAAGAGCAACTTGTCTTGCTTCGTCATAACTTACGGCATACACTTGCTCGGTAAAAACTCTACCCGCAACGTACAACTGAACTTCGCATTTCATGTGATTTCTTTAACTACTATTATTATATAATATCTAAGATGTTTATGCTAGGTTCTTGTGACACTTTATTAACTGGTACATAATCTTGTATTCTCTTTTGAATTAATGTACCATACTCTTCATGTAGTTCACACCCAATATAATCACGATTAAGTGACTTTGCGACTGTTGCTGTTGTACCACTTCCCATAAATGGATCTAAAACAATATCTCCTTCCTGACTACCCGCCTTGACACAAGGTTCGATCAACTCAGGTGGAAATGTGGCAAAATGTGCACCCTTATATGGTTTCTTGGTTACTGACCAGACAGATCGTTTATTTTTTGTTGGATATGATTTTGTAAGTCCTGTATGTGGTTGTAGTCCTGTTCCTTCGTTGTGATATTTTCCGTTTGTTCTGTCTCTTGTTCCCCAATCTTTTGCTGGTTCTTTGATTGCTTCGTTGTCATAGTAGTAATTCTTGTTTTTACTTAATAAGAAAATATATTCATGTGATTTGGTACATCTATCTCTTACACTTTCTGGCATCGGATTTGGTTTATGCCATATAATATCTTGTCTGAGATACCATCCATCTTTTCTTAATGCAAATGCTAACATCCAAGGGATTCCAATTAAGTCTTTATCTTTATATCCCTGTAATTTATTTGATCTTCTGGGTGTAGTTATAGGTAAATCTTGCCTATTCTTACTAAATGTTTGTTTAGGAATACACCCATCTTTTCGGTAGTTATAATAACTATCTCCAATATTTAGCCATAGTGTACCATCATCAGTAAGACAATCTCTCACTAATCTGAATACGCTGACCATCTCATCAATATATTCTTCTGGTGTTTGTTCTTGTCCGATTTGATTCTCCTCTCCACCATAATCACGAAGTCCATAATATGGTGGGGATGTTACACACATCCTTGCTTTCTCATCAAACTCTTTGAGTGTCTCTCGACAATCTCCGAATAGAATTGTATCTCTCATTTCTTTAAAAATTCATTTAAAATCCAACTACTACTATTCATCTTATCGTCTCCACCAACACCCCACTCAAAGATAACTCTATTATTATCTTTAAATTTAAGATATTCTGGTACATTAGTGTTTACTCTGTCTCCTCCATTACAAAATATCACTCTATCATACATTTGTAAACACTTGAATATTGCCATACTAGATGAGTTATCAGTATCATCATAAGTAATCGTTAAATCAACTGGTTTAAGTTCTTTAACTATTGCCCTTCTCTCTACCATTGGTAAGAAATACTTTCTCTTCTTACGAATTAACCACTCATCAGAATTTAATCCTACACATAATGGTGCGTGTGGATATAACTCTTTTGCATTTTTGAAGTATGCGATATGTCCTGTGTGTATAGGATCAAATCCACCTGTAACTAATACTATTGAACTCATCGTGTAATAACTGTTGTTGCTGCTTCGCCTTTGTTGAAAATAGTATCAACAACTGCTTCCACTTTCGTGGCGGTTGAAATGCCAACCTTAGAATAAACTGGAATACATACAAGACCAAATACTTTGTCCTCTGCCCCTTTACGGATCACACGACCAATAGTTTGACTAATACCTATGTAATCCATAGATCTCATAAACAAGACTGCTTCAAGACCTTTTACGTTCATACCTTCAGATAAAATACTGTGATGTAACACAACAAATCTTCTGTCAGGATCTTGACCCCATGCGTTGAGTACATCAAAGAACTCTTCTCTTGTGACCTTTTCTCCATCTATTATAGCACCTGTCTTTGAAGTAATCAACATGTATGAATAACCTCTCCATGCTAACTCATCAACAAACTTTGTATGAGCAACTAAGTTAACAATTTGTTTTGTAGACTTGGCACATATTAATACTTTGTTCTTCTTAAGATTATCGATAGCATCAATCATTTGCTCAGAATCTCTGTCAGCAACCAACTCATCTTTCGCAAGTATTCTGGTCTTGTAAACCTTTACCTTTGGTGGTAATATGTAACCTTGATTGACCAACTTAGGTGCTGGTACTTGACATATTACATTACCAAATATATCACTATCATTCATACCCGCCTTGAGTGGTGTTAGACTGTGCTTTGGTGTAGCAGTAAAGAAGTAAGACCTCTCAGCATACATTGAGAAATGCTCTACAGATTCAATAAAGTTTTTCTGTACTGAGTTATGTGCTTCATCAAAATAGATAGTATCAACTTCAATATCAAGTGACTCTTGTATTTTATGTAGTGAATGATATGTTGTGAATATTAGTAGATTCTTTGTGCTGTTATGATACCATTTTTCAAGTTCATCAGTTTTAGTTGTACTGAAGTGACGTGTCTCTCCACTATGAACATGAGCAACATCAACGTCAGTAATAAACTCAAGAAACTCTGCTGATAGTTGATTTGCCAATAGAATACGAGGGGCAACAACCACAATAGTCTTACCAACGTATGATCTACTAAATTCATTCATAGCATCATCAATCATACACATTGTTTTACCACCACCAGTAGGAATAATAATTTGCCCTCTAGTGTTACGAAGCATTGCTTTAACTGCTTGCTCTTGATGTGGTCTTAGTTGCATGAAATTAACTCTATATGTACATATTATAATAGTAATTCAAGAGGATTAGACTCCTCGTGTGACAGTTTCTCAACTGAACACCTCTCTTGTGCGATTCCTGTATAGTCTAAACTGAGATCAATACCAACAAAATTCCGATCCTCCTGTAATGCTGCGACACCAGTAGTTCCTGATCCACAAAATGGATCTAACACTTGTCCACCTATAGGGGAATAGATACGAATTAAATATGACATCAAACTAACTGGTTTGACAGTTGGATGATTATTGTTCAATCCCTTTTCTTTTCTTGTTGCTCTTGGAGCATAAAAATATTTCTGTTCACTACTATTCACTTCCCCAATTATATTACTTGGGTATCTACCATTTGGATTGGCATCAACAGTTCCAAACTCTTCCTGAGTACCTGTAGTCTTTCCTTCTCGACCAAATGTTCTACGTTTCGCACCACTCTTGACCCATCCTTTTGGTGGTTCCTTATCCCAAGGGATTCGAGTATTGTCCGTATCAATTAAACCACAACCCCATTTCTCATAGTTGTTCTTTAATGACTTCTCATAGGGTTTTTGTGCTACAACTATGGGTTCATGTGCGGGTTTCAATCGATTATGTTTCGGCATCTTCGTTGTTGTCATCCACATGATTTGATCTTTAATTACGAAACCAGCATCTTCAACATTTACTGCCATCCGATGATATAGTTCTGGACTACAAAATGATAAACAAAAGGCACCAGGTCTGAGTGTACGATAGACTTCTTTCCATATCTCGACAGTTGGTACAGAATGATCCCAATCATCCATACCCATACCATAGGGTGGGTCAGTTATACAAGAATGAAAAAAGTTATCTTCATAATGAAGAAGAACATTTTGACAATCACCAGTTATAATTGAGTACTCTTTGTTCACAAGTTTCTCTTTGTTCATGTTTAAAATAATCTTTTTTACCAGTACCGTTTTGTACAAACATATTACGAATGTAGAAATCAAGTCCTCTGGGGTCTTCTGGTTTAATTGTACGTCTTTGATCTAGTGTCTCTTGAAGAGCATCGATAGTCTCTTCTAACCACTGTCTCGTATCATCAAGCACGACATCTTCGGCAAAAAAGATTGTAGTTTCATCATACTTCTTACTACTGAAAATGTAAACTACCCCTTTCTTCGGCAAACCACCATTATAAGTTGGGAATGTTTGTTTAGATGACTTACACTCAATATCAACGGTTCTACCATCATCAAGTGTTACTCTAAAATCTGGACTCTGTTGTAATCCATTTGGTTGGTACTCGTACTCAAATCCATACTTAATCAAAAGAGCCTGTACCTGTAGTTCATGTAAAGGATTATCTTGAGAGTTGGATTTATATGGAAGTCTTAGTGCTTCCTCAAAAAATGATCTGAATTTTGTCATTGAATTCTCGGACTTAGTTGACCGTGTGAATTATACTTCTATATTTTAAGACAAAAAAACCTCTTTGTCAAGTCTCGACTCCTTTTTGCCAAATATCAAAATTCCATTTTTTCCATTGAGAGTAAGACCTAGAATAATCATGACCATTTATCATATTAAAAAAGTCATTATCAGGATTAAACGGAAGTGATTTGGCATATTCCCAAAAAGGTGTGTCATATTTTGATCCATATTGATAGTGCCATAATATTATATTTTGAAGTTGAATCATATTTCTTTTAATTTCATTATTACAATAATCATAATTTCTAATTTTAAAAATAAAATCCCATGATTGCCTACATATATGTTGATAAAATCCAACAGATGTAGCTTCAAGTGGTTCTATAAAACCATAAGCATTTCCTTGTAAAAGAGTTCTCTCACCCACAAGAAAATCTTTAGCGACATAATTTTCAAATACTAACTCATCACATATTGTTGAAATATTAAATCTTTCACAAAAATCATTTACAGCATCATTTCTAGTAGTAATTTTATTGTTATAAAGATAACCATAAGATACACTATTTTCATTTGGTATAACAAAAGTCCAACCATTTGGTGTAGCAACACAACGGGTATAGGTTAAATCTGGATCTCTTTCATGTTTTGTAGAAAGAAGAACACTATTCAGAGGGTTTATAAGACTCTCATAATTATCTTTATCTCGATTATGTCTCCCCCTACAATCAAAAATTACATTGGCATCTATTTCTTTCTCTGGATCATTTATTACTTTTTCGGTAACTGTAAATAAATTAGATTCAATAACAGTTTTTGATAATTTTTTTGGAACTAAATGAATAGCTGTCTCTCCCAATATAAATCCATGAAAGATCTTATCTTGTTTTTTACCCCAATCTTCATATAAAATTCCTGTTTTAATTGTTGCACCAATTTTATTATTATACCAGTCAGTTTTTAACATCTCACCATATAATTCTGGAACTCCTAAAGTTGTTCCTTGTCCAACTTTTTCAATAGGATGTTCTATTGGACTATGATATATGTCTATTTCAAAATCGGATGTTTTTTCTGAAATGTATTTGTAAAAATGTAATGCTGTAATACAACCTGCATTACCCGCACCAATTATCGCTATTTTTATCATGTATCAACAAAAAATGTAAGAGTAAGACGACCAGATTTCATATCGTTACCAAATAAATCTGTAGGAGCATGATAATAATGTGCAGGATATGCCATAATTCTATTATAATAGTTTTCTACTTCTAAGGGTGTTCCATCAATTACAATAGTAGTTCCAGTATCTTCTGGTGGATTTGGACTTAAATATATAAGTCCAGCATATTTACTAAAGTCACGATGCCATCTATCTTTCTTAAAATTTACTAATGTCTTTTTAGTATCATTTAACGTCACATGAAAATAATAGTAAACTTTTAGATCATCCATTTCAAAATTATTATGAAGATATGATGTCAAATGCTTACAAGTTTTATTTAAAATTGAGTTGTCTAAACTTTCTAATTCATTTGACCTAAAACCTTTCCACCCCACATTTTTAGGCATTTTTTCTGGAGTATTATATGGTGTGCATAAAGCAATTTCTCTGATTTCATCAGGATTTTTTAAAAAATTATCTTTTATAATTAATTTTTCCATAAAATAATTATATCAAAAAAAAATTTCTTTGACAAGTACAATATATATGTTATAATATGTTGGTTAGTAAAAACGGTATGGAAAATAAATCTAATGATCGTGTAACAGATTTTATTATTAGATATGAAAAAATTTTTACAAGAGAGGAATGTCGAGATATAATTGAAAAAATTGAATTTTTTGATGAAAATGCCCTATTATATTCTCAAAATATTGCAGATAGACCTTGGCAAGACCAAGATGCCACAAATTTATTTTGTGATGATGGTATCACTCTAACAACAGCAACTAGAATTACTAAGAAAATTTTTCCCAAAGTAGATTCTTGTATCAAAGAATATCTTAAACAATTTCCAATACTAGGTCAAAGAAAATTTTCAATTCATGATTGTAAAATTAAAAAAATTAAGTGTGGAGCTGGATTTCATCAATGGCACTATGAAAATGGTGACGTAGCAAATTCTCGTAGAACATTTGTTATACAAATTTATCTCAATGATGATTTTGATGGTGGTGAAACCGAATTTTTATATCAAAATAAAAGAGAAAAATCATCAGCAGGAGACGTTCTAATTTTTCCTTGCCAATATACACACGTTCACAGAGGTAATCCACCAATAAATGGGGATAAATATCTCGTAACGTCTTGGGCATGGATACAAGACTCTGGCATAGCGAATTATTAATTATGAAAGAAACTTTAGAAGCAGATTTGTATGTAGAACCTTTCCCAATGATGGTTGTACAAAATTTTTATAATCAAAATGAATTAGATTTAATATGGAAAGAATTAGATTTTTACACCGAACCAAATAAACTCTTTGAAGCAAAAGAATATGGTGGAGTTGTAGATCGTACAAATGCGAAAGCCATATGTTTAGATGAGCTTTATAAAGGTAATGATGGCGAAAAAAATTTTAGAAATATATCAAATATATTAACAGTTAATCGAAAATTATTTAATTGTGGTGTATTGGATAAATTTTCTGAACTACATGGATGCTGTAGTATAGCACCCAAATGTAATTATGATGTTACTAAAGTAAGATATTATCATAATAATGAATATTATGACCCACACACTGATCGATCAGTAAATTTTTTGGCATTTTCTTATTTTTACAAAGAACCCAAAAAATTTATTGGTGGTGACTTAATATTTCCAAAGTATGATTTTAAAGTACCATGTGAAAATAATTCTATGGTTATTTTTCCTGGTTGGGTGGAGCATGGTGTCAGAAAAGTAACCATTGAAGATTCAGATTACTTCGATGGTTGGGGTAGATATTGTATTTCTAGTTTCTTTAGTTGTAAAGATTTATCTTTCTTTAAAAAACCTGATGAATAATTCACCAAATTTTATATCAATATTTGATAATGCCCTATCAGGAGAGGAATGTAAACAAATTATTCATGAGTTTGAAGATAGTGAAGAAAAGCAGGTTAAAGGTAGAGTGGGTAATAATAAAATAAAAATTGGAGCTAAAAAATCAACTGATATATCTTATAATTTTAGAGATAATTCATCCACCACAAAAATTATCAGTAAATCACTGCAGAAATATGTGAATGTATATATTAATGAATACCCAGAACTTGATAAACATGTAGGTAGTTGGACGACCTTTGATTACTTTAATGTCCAGAGATACGAACCACAAGAGGGATATTTTAAAACACACTGTGAAGTAGTTGATATTAAATCAGCTAGTCGTATTTTAGTTTGGATGTTTTATCTAAATTATGTTGAAGATGGTGGTACTTTGTTTCCTCAATATGAAATTGGTATTAAAGCAATTCAAGGTCGATTGGTAATTTGGCCTGCCTATTGGACTCATCTACACAAAGGTCAAATAAGTCAGACTCAAACGAAATATATTACTACAGGATGGTATAATTTAACAGTTTAGTAAAATCTGTATTGATGACCTGCTGTGCCACCTGATTCATTATCACCTGCTAAATTTTTACCACCACTAGCATTTCCTCCAGATGAGTTGCGTCCACCACCATTTCCACCATTTCCACCTTCTGCTTCCTCGTTATCTCCACCTCTTCCACCATCTCCTCCAGTACTACTACTTGGGGCAGTATTAACTCCTCCTCCTTGTGGGTCTTCTGTCGCTCCTGGACCATTTGCTGTTCCATCTATACCAGCAGGAAGACCAGTACCTCCTCCTCCACCGCCACCGCCAGCAGAGTTTTTATCCCACCAATTATTTTGTTCGGAACCCGATCCACTACCACCGCCACCGCCACCGCCAAATATCCTTGACTCTCCACTAATTTCATCTTGGAATCCAGAGTGTATCTTCATACCACTTGTTCCAGTGCCACCGCTTTCTCCTACTGCTTCTTCATTACCTGCATCTCCACCTTTTCCACCTCTTCCACCTACAAGACCTTCATCACCAACATCAAGTGTTAAAGTTGTGCTGTTTGGCCAACCACTCTGATTTACATTATTATTATAAGTTCCCATATTAAATGCAACTTGATTTCGATTAGTCGCACCCTCAGATCCAAAGTGTTTGTTAATATGAATTATAACTTTCTTTCCACCTTGCCATTGTGATTTGGAGATTGATGATTTAAAGTTTCCGACTATATCATAGTTTCCATTCAAAAATCGATCAGTGTATGCGTCATGATTATAAGTATTATTTCCAGTTCTGTGACAGTCAATTACGACATTTAATTGTTTTCCATAAAAATCACTAAATTTTATAGCACCAGATGTCGGAACACCAGTATCTAGTGGTAAATCTTCTAAGTCTCCTAAATCTTTATTTCCAAAACGATTATCATCTCTTCGATATTGACCTAAACTATTATCACCATTACCAAATTCTGTTCTAATTTCAGAGAAAGATAAAGATGTTCCTGATGATTTAACTACCATTATACCACCGTCCCGATACCATACCAAGCACCACTCATACGAATTTCTAATCTATTTGTGCTTGTATTATAAATCATAGCACCATCTACAGCTGCTGTATTACCAGTCGCATCATAAGTATCTCGTAGAGCATTTCTTTGAGTTGTAGTAATTTTTGGTGGGATCATATATGCTGCTTTAGCACGATCTCCACTATCATCTGGGACATTGACAACATCAGAAAAATCTACTGCTGAACGTCCAGTGCTACCTACAGAAACTGATCCCCTTACATAAACATCAGAATGTAATTCTACATCAACTGTATCATTGGAAAAAGTATTTGTTTGCACCGCAACTCTAGTTGTTGCAGTAAGATTAGAAGTATTAAGAGTGGCAAATGTTGAAATTCCTGTAGCATTTACATTAGCTGATAATACCCCACCAGCTATGAGTGGATTTCCAGTTACTGCATTAATTATACTACCCGTAACATCACCAGTTAAATTACCTCTAAATCCACTATTATTCATTGTAGCTGCGGTTCCAACCACAACACCACCATCGGCATTTATAACACCACTAAATTTAGATGTACCCACTACGTCTAATTTGTGTGCTGGATCTGTCCGTCCAATACCTAATGATCCAATACCAGATATTCTTGCCAGTTCTCCTTGAGAAGTATTACCAAAGATTAAAGCATTTGCATTCGCACCAACATATGGAGTAAATGTAGATGTCTGGTCAACAAATGAAATATAAGCACTTGTTTGATTACTTTGGAATCTCGCAACCTGTTCGTCATTTTCCCAAACATGGAACTGAACTTGTGGAGTTGCTGTTTGAATACCCACTAATCCATCAAATTTTGAATTTCCAACAAATGTTGAGATACCTGATACATTTACATTATCAAGTTCAGTATGACCATCAACATCTAAATCTCCATTTGCATCAATCGCACCTGTGAATGTTGAGACACCAGTGATATAAACATGATCTAAATTTGTATTACCATCTACATCTAAATCTCCATTTGCATCAATCGCACCTGTGAATGTTGAGACACCAGATACATTTACATTATCAAGTTCACTATGACCATTAACATCTAATCCAGTTATTGTTCCAAGTGATGTTATATTAGGTTGAGCAGCAGTATTAACAGTACCAGTGAGAGTATTACCAATAAATGAAGTTGCTGTAATAACACCAGATACATTTACATTATCAAGTTCAGTATGACCATCTACATCCAAATCTCCATTCGCATCAA